CACGTTAAACCGCCATATCTTTCAGTGGCGGTAAACTCAATACCACAATATGGACATTTACCGGAAAAGGTACGAAACATTGAAATTAAAGGTGACACAATCCAAAAAAGTATCAATGCACAAAGTATAAAAGTAAAAAAACCGGGAGAACTAATCAAGGAATATATATATATTCCTGCACCTACACCCATCAAACAACGAGGTATAAAAGAAGACATAGCATCAGCAATAGCGTTTCCAGGCATATTCTTTGCGGTTGTGTATTCTTTACCTGCCAAAATAATATTTTCAATAGGCGGTTCAAAAGAATCATCTATATTAGTACTTGTAAAAGGAGCACCACATTTAGGACACATATTCCAGTCTTCATGTATTTCTTGTCCACATTTCACACAATACATAATAAACATATCTCCTTTAGTATAAATTTTATAATACATGAATTATGGTTATCACTTACAAAACTTAACAAAAATCACATTACCTTCATGTCTGTAACTTTAGGGCGAACATATTCATATTGTTCATCTAAAATATTATCCACTGTTTTTTTACCGCGTTCATCGAGAGCACGGTATTTTTTTATGTGTTTTTCTTCTGATTCTGAAAGATTTGTATTTTTAATAACTTTATCTGATATGCAGCCTTGTTCATATATCTCATAGAAATAATCTGCTGTTACACCTAATACTTTGGAAACTCTAATAAGTACGTCAATATCAACTTTCATGCTATCACGTCTTATCATACTGTATAAGGTACTAGGAGAGATGTTTGCATTTTTAGCTATCTCATTGACATTAGTTTTTTTTTCTTTAATTAAATCATATAAAATTTTTCCAATACCCAAATAAAAAGCCTCCTTTTTATTCATAGTACAAGTATATAAATAAATAGTCAACAAAAATATGTGCAAGTGCGCAAAAAAATGTTGACAATATACGCAAACGAAAGTATTATAAAAATATAAATTACGCATTTGCGTAGAAAGAGGTGGGCTGTGTACATTAATTTAAAAGCACAAATGGCTATACACAATATTTCAATTGAAAAAATTGCGGAAGTTTTAAAAATTCATAGAAACACCGTGGCAAATAAATTAAATAGGGGAGTATTTTCTATAGATGAAGCATTTTGCATAAAGAAAAATCTATTTAGAGAATATGATATTTATTATTTATTTAATAGGAATAATAAAAACCAATCCGCATAAAGAAAGGAATGATTAACGATGAAGTTAATTTTATTTGGTTTTATTACAGGGATAGTAGGTGGAGCATTGCTGAAAATGCTGTTGAGATAGTGTTTGATAAATGCCAACCGGTAAGCATACCCGGAATAAAGCCTATGATTGCTATACCGATAATTAGCAGAAAGGGGGTGAGAAAATTATGTTTCAAGTAACGGCAGAATTAAAAGTGAAAAATGCTGGTAAATTACAGGCCGCCATTGATAAGACGCAGAAAGCACTTGATGAATTGAAAGCGAGTATGTGGGAACTAAGTAATTTAGGTGTAGTGGTAGAAGTAGAGGAAAACCGCCAGCAGTAACTGACGGTAACCTATTATTTCTTATCTTGTAAATACGTAATTACTAGATTTTCGAATTGTCCTAAAGCATAAAAAGTTTGTTTAGCTAATTCATTCAAATCATCTTTATTGCAGTAGTCCTGTGTAGATGTTTCATGATTGAAATTAACATTTTTCTTGAATTCATCTAATGTGGCATCAAGATTTTTTTTAAGTTCTGTAGTATTCAAAACAATCACCTCCTTTCATTGGTGATTATAACATGATTAGCAGAATGGGGGTGAATAGCAAGATGATAGCAGAAATTATTATTGATGATGCTAAAGTAAAAAAAGGCATTAAGGAATTAGAAGTAATTATGGATCAGCTTTACGACAAAGCATATCAATTAAGAAAAAACTCACAGATAAAGGTGAGATTAACATCAGAAGAACCTTTAAAAGAAGAAGAAGCCACCAGCGGTAACTGGTGACTTCTTGAAAAATCATTTTTTAGAATTTTCGACAAGGACTTTTTGAAAATCGTCAAAGGCGTGCTTGATTTCGGCACCAAGGCTGTAAAATGCCTCGAAAACATCATCATCAAGCCTTTCTTCATACTTAGACAAAGTTTGTTTATAAGAAGCTGTAAATTTGTCTACAGATAAAGATAAGGCATAATCTAAATCTTTGCTGTCCATATAATCACCACCTTTCGTTGGTGATTATAACATAAATAACGGAAGCGGTGATCAACATAAAAGATTTATGGAAAAAAGGTAAAGACGATTTTGAAAAAAAACAAGCAGAACAAGAAAGAAAATTAAATAGGATTATAAATGTTACTTTAGATGAAATGAAAAAGGAAGAATTAACTTTAGAACAAGCAAATAAGGTTGTACAAAAACTACAAGCCGCTATCGGCGAGTTAGCAGAAGCGGCTTGTAGGAAAACAAAAATTTAGTAATCCAGTATAAAAAAGGAGCCAATTGAAATGGAACAGCCAATAAAAAATTTTACAAAAATAAATATCGAGATTGATGGAACAGCTAAAATTACTAAGGTTGTATATATTGTCACAGGGCTTGCGTTAGGAAATATATTTGCGGCATTTGTTGTTTATTCTGTTAAAACTTTAATTTTCAAATAAGACACAAGCCTATTATAAAGGGCATAAACGGTGATTATTATAGGCATGTAAGATAACGTGTAAGAAATAATTGCCGTTATTTTTTTACCAATAATGCGCCAGAGGGGGGCAAACGAATGGCGGAAGAAAGAAAAATTATCATCGAGTCTGGTAATGGGAGTTTAGACGATGTGTTAAATATTGCCGCTGCTGGTATCGCGGCACTTATATTTCAAAGTATGGGCAAGCAAGAAAATACAATTGAAAGGAACATAGCGAATGGATACCATTCAAACACTAATTGAGCAAAAACAAAAAGTGATTATTGTTATGTGCGATGCAGATAAGCGTGATAACGTCTTACGATTCCTTGGAGAGGTTGACATGCAATATCTTAACCCGACACTTGATGACTTTGAAAAAGACTTTAAGACGATTTGTGAGGAGGACAGGAGAAACAATGAAAAATAAACCATGTAAGAAAACATTTTGTGCATCAAACTATGCACATTATCCGAAGCTAAAAAGGTATGGAGAAAAATGCATGAATCCGAATGCATGCACGATGCTGGAAATCGCCCAACAAGCGAATGTAATCAATATATTAGATAGACCCATCAAAGAGGGATACAAATATTTACAAGAGTTAACGGAAAAAGAATTGGAATATTGCATACACGCAGAAAAGCGTGCCGGTGGGCTTGCAAAGCTACAGGCAGAAAAGAGGCATCGGACATGTTGACTGAGGTCAAGCCCATAGAAGAAATTGAGCGGGGACTCATTGCACAGTTTGGCAGCAAGCTGGAACCGATACGTGCGCCACTAAAGGACCGTCAGCATTATGCAAGGCTGGCAAAGCTAACAGAGGAACCATATAAAATCAAAAAACACCACCAAAACGCGGATGAATTTATCCGAAGCAAGTTAAGCCATTAAGGTGGTGCAAGAATGCTATATGAAAATAAACGTTGTCCAATATGCGGCTCGATCATGATGACCGCAGTCCAGTGCCAAAGGAATAAAGCAAAGATATGCATGAATCATTGCTATCAAGGATGTACGTTTTTAAGGTGGGATCATTGCACGTACTTGCAAATGAGCAAAGAAAAAAGCAGCTTCCAAGAAAGAAACTGCTATCAAGACAATCCTATAAAGCAAAAACAGCAGCGCGTCTAACACTGCTGTTTTCATAGGCTGATTTCGAAATATTTACGTAATTATTATAGCACATTTTGCGTAAAAAGTCAGCCTGAAAAGAGCTTAAATAACTTGATAAAAGTATTAATCTATCGACACATATTATAAAAAAAGTATAGATAGATCAATACTTTACAAGATGGTAAAACAAAATTAAAAAGCAGGTTGACAATATGGGACGTTGGAGAAAGAAGATTAAAGCCGGAAACACATTTGAGATTTTCGAATATGCTTCTGGGAGAAAAGGGTTGAAAATTCCTGTAGCCCCAAAAAGCAATGAAACGAGTGAAAAACAAAAACGGCAAAATGACAAAAATGCTGAAAGTAAATGTCGGTGGTATATCAATCAAAACTTTAGAGCTGGAGATTGGTGGATATATTTGACCTATCCGGCAAAGATCAGACCGACAATAGAGAAAGCAAAAAACGATATAAGCAAATTTTTCCGCGGAATGAGAACAATTTATAAAAAAGCGGGAAAAGAACTGAAATACATCATGGCGGCAGGGATGGGGAAACGCGGAGCAGTCCATTTTCATTTAGTCATGAATTACATTGAAGCAGGAAAGATTGCAGAGGTTTGGAGAGCGATTGCAGGAACAAAAGAAACTCCATATCCAACAATGAATTTTAAGCCGATGGATACACGTATCAATCACGCAGATCTTGCGGCATATATTATCAAAAATACATTGGAAAGTTTTTATGATCCAGAGCGTCGTCTTTATGCCGATCGATTTTGCAAAAGCAGAAATTTAAAAAAACCAAAAATTACAGTAAAAAAAGTAAAAGCAAAAAGATGGAGAAAACCAAAGCCGCCAAAAGGGTATTACTTAGATAAGCGGTACACATACGAAGGATATACAGAAGATGGGTACCCGTACCGACACTATATTTTTATAAAAATCCATGGCGAAGAATACGAAACATAACATAGCGTTGTAAGCACGGGGGCGAAACTCATGGAAAGACCTTTATTAGACAATGTTCCACCAGAACTAGTGCAATATATCAGTGACCTTGAAGAACGAAACAAAGTACTTGAAGCAATTGTGAAAGCTGTTAAGACAAATTCGAAAATAAAAGGAGATATTTGCAATGAATGATGTGAAATTAGATTTACCACCAGAACCAGGAATTTATAAGGTTTTTCGCCGTGATCCAGTAACCAATGAACGTATTTATGTTGGTACGGCGGAGGTTGGTTTCGAAAGCGTTCCATCTAGCAAAAAGAAATCGGTTAAGAAACATAATAGTGCGAAAATAATAGATTTGTCGGTTAAAAGGAAAAATCAAGCAACTCATTCAGATTGAAAATAATTTAAGGAGAACGCGAGGTGTGACAGTGTATGAGCACAAGAAGAATGAAAAAAGTAAAAATTACCAAAGAGGGAAAAATCAACATAATTTATGAGAAACAAATGAAAAGTACCTGGGATGAATACAGCTTTATCTGTTCGGAGCATGCAAAACCAAGTTTTTATGAATCTTTTACGAAGATGATTCCCTATGTCATTGAATTATGTGAATTACCGGACGAATATAAGCAGCGAATCACAGTGAAAAGCATATCATTTTCTTATGGCGGCGATGATGAAGTTATGGGAGCAACGATGAGTGCAGCTATGGAATTGCAGCATTCAAATTGTCCGTTAAATCTCAATACACCGCATAAACCTAGTGAGCCTTATAATGCAATGCAGGAAGAACCAATACTGGATCAGTGCTTAACCGAAGAATGTGTGGCGGCATTAGACAACATTTGCGCGGAAGCCGTAGCGTATATAGATGGCGAGCGGGAACAGACAAGCTTATTTCAAGAAGAAACTATAAGGGAGACTGAAAATCATGAAGAAAATATCCATTATCAACAATAAAGGCGGCGTGGGAAAGACCACCACTACGATTAACCTTGGATATGAGTTCAGCCAACATTTTGACAAACGAGTCCTGTTGATTGACCTTGATCCACAAGCAAATCTGAGCAAATTCTTTTCGGTAGATGAAGATAGACCAACGATTGCACATGTTCTTATGGGCGGTATAAAAATTCGAGAAATAATCCAGCACACAAACTATGAAAATTTAGATATTGTACCGACAAGTGAAGATTTAAAAACGGCTTGCGAAGCCTTGGCCGTTCCGGGTGGGAATTTGATACTCAGAAATATTCTTGAAGAAGTACAAGATGATTACGATTTTTGCATTATTGACAATGCACCAGCACTGGGGATCAGTACAGACAATGCCCTTGCCGCCAGTGATGAAGTGATTGTGCCTATATGCATTGATACATTCGGATTTTGGGGACTTGATAAAATCATGCGAGATATCGAAAAAGCACGCCAAGTGAATCCGACTTTGTACTTTGATGGTTGTTTAGTAACAAGATACAAAAATGATAATATATCGCGAGAAGTAACACGACAGATGAAAGCCCAAGAAACATACCCTGTATTTGATACCAGCATACGTGAAAGCGATACCGTGAGACGTGCGGCTTTCGAAGGACAACCAGTCGTTGAAAACTCATTACGCAGTGGGGCGGCGGTAGATTACCGTTTATGGGTGAAAGAATACATCGAAAGTAATTTGTGCTCATTATGAGCACAAAACAGGGAGAGAATTTAATGATTGATATAAATAAATTGATTACAAAAAAAGGCAATATTAACAGTGGGATTCTTGCTGTTGTAGATGCACAAGATCGGTTTGTCGTCACAAATATTGATATAGATGATTTAGTACCTTCAGAAGACAATTTCTATTCATTAACCAATATTGAAAGCCTAAAAGAAAATATTGAAGAATTTGGACTTCAACAAAACTTAACTGTTATGCGCCGTCCAGACAAAAAGTATGAAATAATATCGGGGCATAGACGGCATGAAGCTTGTCGTTTACTGGTAAAAGAAGGAAAAAAGAAATTTAGCTGGCTACCTTGCCGAATCATACCGACTATGAGCGATACCGTAAAAAATATTCTGCTTATTACGATGAATAGTGAAACACGAAAAAAAACATCAGCTGAAATAACAGAAGAAATTGAACGGCTGAAAATATTATATACGGATTACAAAAAAGAAAATCCAGAATTTAAAGGGCGAATTCGGGAAAACATAGCAGAAAATATGGGAATGTCAGTAGCCAATGTGGGGCGGCACGAGAAGATCAGTAAAAACCTTATTCCTGAAGCAAAAGAAGCCTATAAGGCCGGCGATATGAATTTCACGGCAGCGGAAGAAATGGCCAAAATGTCAGCGGCAGACCAAAAAGCCGTATACGAAAAAACCGAAGGTAAACCGGCCGCGAAAGATGCCAAACAGCATCAGCAGGAAACACACCGCGAAACAGCACCGCCGAAAAAGCCAAAGCTACAACCATCAGCAGAAACCGAACACAAGATTTTTGCAGTAACGGCAACCGTGGCCATGCTGGAAGAGAAAAAAAGCGAAGCTCTGGTACTTATGCAAACGGATGAAGAAAACGGCAACACGGGCGGCGCAGCGAATCGAAAAGCGCAGGCACAATATTTAGATCACTTGCAAGAGACAGCAGAAAAGGACCTTGAAAAGTTAAAAAGATGATGTGCTCAGTGTGAGCACAAAATAAAAGGAGTGATTTTCTTGTTAGAACAGGCAATTGCAAAAATCGAAGCGGAAATGGAAGCATCAAAAGAACCTTATATAAAATTTATCGGGCAGTACATGATTGACCATATTAAGGGAACGCCAACGGATGCGGCGGCTATTATGCAAGAAGGAAAGACAGTTGCCGGAAGCCTTGCATTCATGAAAGCTAAAGCGAAGACGAAGGCCACGGGCGGATATGCTGTGTTTACTCCAGACGAAGGCTTTGCCATTATCATGGAATATTACGGCTTACAGGGAGAAACGGCAACGATAAAAGCACAAGAACCACCGAAGAGAATAAATCTGAACATAGATGAGCTGCTATAAGGAGGTGGACTGAATGGATCGCGAAGTGAGACAAATATTAAGGCATTTCCCTAAGACTATCAGTAAGACCATTGAAAAATTTGTGACCGACAGTGCAATGGAGCATAGCCGGTACATATTTATGGCAGACAGGAAAGCGTGGCGGGCGGGTTACTGCTCGCACTGCCACAAAGAAATCATCATGCCGGAGCGGTCAAAGCATAACATGAAAACGATTTGCCCAAAATGCAAAAGCAAGGTTATCGTGAAACACTCATGGAGAAAGCAAAATAACATCGTCGACAAAACATATTTCCATTATTACGAAAAATCAAAAATAAATCCGCAGGCAATCATATGCCGGGGGATATACGGGACCTGGACACATAAGGCACGGTACAATACAACAGAAAAAACGTATGAAACACACAGCTATTATATTTTTGAACCGGGAAAGAGCACAATGATGACCGCCTGGCATGACTATTACTATGGACCGCCTATAAAATACGAAATCAAGAAAAGCACATTTCCTCGTTTCATCAACTATCAGAATATCAAGGATATATCCCTAGACATATCAATCGCCAGCATACGGACGGCGGTAAAAGATACACCATTTCAGTATAGCGTGTGGGAACATTATTACGATCATCACAACTTAGCTGACGGTTTTGTAAGATACTTTGCGTTATATGCAAAATATCCATGTGTTGAATATCTAACTAAAATGGGATTTTGCCAGATTATTCAAGATAAAATATGTGGAGGACAAACACTGAATGTCTTTAACTATAAGGGAAAAAACATGGAAAAGATTCTCCGAATGAAATTAAATAAGCAAGACTGTAAAGATTTGCAGAAATACCGGTGCAAAATAATGGCGCATGATTTGAAAATGTGGCAACTTATAAAAAAAGACGGATCAAAAACATCTCTCACGGAAATAATTGAAAAAGCAGATAGTAGTGGTGTTGCATACCTTGCTAGGGTAAATAAATATGTTCGGGTAGAGCGAGCGATTGCCTATACAGAGAAACAAAAAGAGATTGCCAAAGCAAAAAAAGAAAACAACTGGAATTACGGGCTGTCTACCTATGCGGATTATATTCATGATTGCAGTCTACTTGAAATGGACATGACAGATAAACGGGTATTGTTTCCAAAAGACCTATACAAAGCACATCAAAATACAATCAAGCAGGTAAAAGTGAAAGAAGATCAGGTTCTAGCACAAAAAATTAAAAACAGAAAGCAGATATTAGAAAATAAGTTCTTGTACAAAGGGAAAACATTCCTTGTTCGGCCAGCTGCGACTTCGAAAGAATTGATTGCCGAAGGAAAAGCGTTGAGCCATTGCGTTGGGACCTATGCCGAAAGCCATGCAACAGGCAAGACAAACATTTGCTTTATTCGACAAGTCGCAGAGCCGGACAAACCATTTTATACCATGGAAATATCGAATACCGGTAAAATCGTCCAGATCCGTGGAAAAAACAACTGCGCACCGCCGGAAGAAGTAAAATGCTTTATCAAGCGCTTTGAAAATGCAAAATTGACCAAAAAGAGAGAAGGTAAAACAGCATGAGTGAAATAACACCCGTGAGATCACCGGAAATCATAGCAGCAGAAATAAATAGTATCAAAGCACAGACACAACAGATTATGTTGCAAGCGAGTATTGAAATTGGGCGGCGCCTAGCGGAAGCAAAAGCCGCCGTTGGACATGGAAACTGGACAAAATGGCTGAAACAGTCGGTTGACTATAGTGAACGGACAGCAACCAACCTCATGAGAATTTTTAACGAATATGGCAATGGACAAGAAAAGCTATTTGGACAGTCAAATCAGCAAGCGTTTGCCGAACTAAGTTATACACAAGCAATCGCCCTGCTGGGCATTCACGACGAAGACGATCGGGCAGAATTCATTAAGGAAAATGATGTTGATTCCATGAGTACCAGGGAATTGCAGGAAGCAATCAAAGAACGGGACAAGGAAAAAGCGGAGAACGAAAAGTTATCTAAAGCCTTGGAAGCCGAAAAGACAGCAAAAAAGACCGCGGAAAACACAGCCTTTGATTTGCTTGCGGAAAAAGAAAAAGAATCCAAGCGGGCGGAAGAACTTGAAAAACAGCTTGCTGAAGCCAAACCAGCAGACAAGGAGAAAATGAAGCAATTGAAAAAAGACTTGGCAGAGCAAAAAGCCAAGGTAAAAGAACTGAATGACCGTCTTGCCGAGCCAATTGAGGCGGCTATCGTCGAAAAAGTCCCGGAAGCAACGGAACTAGAATTAAAAGCCCTTCGTGAGCAAGCTGGAAAACTACAAGCGGCTACTGGTCAAGAAAAAGCCGTGCTAGAGTTCAAAACCTATTTTGATATCGTGCAAAATGATGCAGAAAAGCTTTTAGGGGCAATCGATAAGATAGAAAATGAAGAAATGAAAACAAAATGTCGTGCTGCCGCTGGTAAAGTGCTTGATATGATTCGCGGACAAGTCGGGGAGGCTAAATCATGAGCTTGCCAAAAGAAACAAGCGAAAAAGTTTTACCTATACTAAGCAAGATGGACAGCCTTGATGGAATAATATATGTTTGTCCACATTGTCATAGATATGTTACGGCTGAAAGAGGTATAAAGACCTGCAAAAAGTGTGGCGGTATAGTAGACAATGACACTCGATTACGATATGCGGAATCTGTAAAGTTTGATGGAGAAGAAAGCTGGGGAAAATCAAAGCTAAATGCGATAACGGGGGATCTTTTAAGCGGAATTATGTAAACGAACTAAAATGAAAGAAATTGAGGCGGATAGGAAATGAAATTTTATAGTTTTGATTCATCAGATTTTGATTATTATGCTCTTATTTGGGCTAAAGACGAAGATGAAGCAATAGCACATTATAAAGAAACAGTATGTGAATGCGTTGATAAAGATTGCGACAGCCCAGTAGAGGTAGATATTGATGAAGTATTAGAAAAAATGATTGAGGGCGGATTCGACGGCGACAAAGAACATATGGCGATTGGCCATATAGGAAGGCTATACGAAATTATATCGAGCAAAGAACCAAAAATTGTATTACTTGATGGAAATTTATGAGAGAAGGGAACAATGAAAGCTATAAAGTAAAGTGGACTCCAGCAGATAAATTCGAATAAGGGGGCGGGTAATTTGGCAAGATCGGGATATATGGCAGATACAACTGCCTGGACAGCAATGAACAATATATGTCGTACACAGCGGGCGGGACGTCGCCAAAAGGAGCATAGGCGCAAAAAGCAACGTAGAGAGCAGAAAATTATTGATTGGCAAAATCATCAGCCATCAATAATCCTGCAAGGTGCTAAACCATGAGCGGAATATATGCAGCAGGTATCAAGCCAGTAGCAAAGAGCGAAAGAGACCATATGAACTGGTACCGCCGGAAGCAAGAACAAGAAAAGTCAAAAACGGGGAAGAGAAAATCATTTTTAGATTGCTTGAAACAAGAAATGAGGTCAAAAAAATGAAGGCAATAACAGTATTAGAGCCGTGGGCTTCCCTCATCGCTTGCGGTGCAAAGAAAATAGAAACAAGATCATGGAAAACATCTTACCGTGGAAAAATCGCAATACATGCGGCGAAGTCAAAAAAGTGTATAGATATGGCTGGCGATGAACCTTTCAAATCAGCCTTAAAAGGAAACCGGGGATTCATGATAGATACAAAAACGGGGCTAGTATGCTGCCCTGGATGCGTAATTGCAATAGCAGATTTAGTAGACTGCGCACAATTTGCCCATACATTGATTCCTAAAAGAAATACAATTTTATTAAAGAACCAAGAAGTTGGGAAAAGTGAAATTGAATTTGGAGATTGTACGCCAGGACGTTGGGGATGGATATTGGAAAACGTTCAGCGAATTAAGCCAGTACCAGTAAAAGGGCAGCAGAGAATCTGGAATTGGAACATTCCAGATGATTATTTCATAGAAAACTTTTTTCAGGGGGTGAAATGAATGGAAATGCCACAAAACATGAAGATGCTAAGTCGAGAAGAACACACCGCGCAGCATAAAGGAACTTTGACAGTGGAACGGATCAGTGATGAAAAGTTAAATGCCATGATAAACAATGCATCTTACAGTATTGATTGGAACAAAGAGAAAAATCAAGATACTACAGACCATGAGCAACAATACAGTATTTTGAAAGAACTCAAGGAATGCCGTGAGACCAAAACAACTTGTAAGAAAGCATTACCGTTTAAAGAAATAATAAAAAGTTTAGAATCAATTAGCGGAACATTTTTAGTTGCAAGCGTAAAGAACGGAGAAATCGAAGGTACTTTTTGCGGAAATGAAAGCGAATTACTCTCAATAGTCAATTTCACTTTTGACAAATTAGAAGAAGCATCTAATGGAGAAATAACAAAGCATGATTTAATTGATGCACTTCTTTCAGCGGAAGGTGAGGACTGATGGAAAGAAAGCCACCAAGGGGCGTTACTCCCCATAACTTATGGAAAATGAACATTTTAACAGACAGAATGAACGATATTGCCAGGGCAACCAAAGAATACAATCACGCGGGAAAGAAATACCCAGAAGAATGGATTGATGAATGGAACGAATTGCTAAAAGAAAGAGAAGCCTTAGAAAGTGAAACGGCGGGAGGATGCAGTCTTATAACAATATACGGTGAACCAGGAGAAGAAAACGGAAAATGTGTAGGTTTTAGAAAATCAGATGAAAACGACGAACCAACTGAAAAATGCATGGAATGTAAAAAAATATATTTTATGAAGGTGATAAATAATGGCTAAACTTGCAAAGTTAACAATGTACACCAGCGGAAAACCTATATATTTCGCGATAGATAAAATCGTTAGCATCTATGAAACAGAATTATACAAAAATCAACACCGCACAACGATTAAACTAAAAAACCACAAAAACTATGTCAGAGAATCGCTGGAAGAAACAGCAAAGATAATCGAAGCAGCAGCTCCTGCTTTTGTTTTCAACAATATCAACACGAAATGAGGAGGTGAAAAGTAATGACCAAAGCAATTAATGATGTAATTGCCGAACGTCAGCGGCAAATAGAAAAAGAAGGGTTTGATAATAAGCACGATAACCAATGGAGAGATGAAGAACTGGCACAAGCAGCAGCAATATATGCGCTATCACCTCAGTCAAGAGAAATAAAAGTAGAAGGTGGTATGATATCTCCTTTGTTGCTAATAGAAAGAATATGGCCATGGAATTTTGAATGGTATAAGCCAACGGTTAATGATCGGCGCAAAGAGTTAGTAAGAGCAGCGGCATTAATACTTGCTGAAATTGATAGACTTGATGCCATTAAGAAAGGTGAAGAATGATGGAAGGGTATGCAAGAAAACAGTTTGCTATTAGTAACATAAAAGAAGATTGGTTGATTTGCCCAAAGTGCGGCAATGATGAAGTCTATTACGAAAATCCAAGAACAGGCAATGGATTGTATAACTGTGATTTTTGCGGGTTATCAGGGCATGAAAGAAAGTTTAATTATCATTTTAAAATCAGAAAGTGCATATTGAGAAGGTGTGTGAAAAATGAAAGAAGTATTCGGGTTGACCATAGACACTGAAACGATTTATTCAGAAGACAAATATATGATTGTACAGGAAATAATTGCAAATAACGGCTATGAGTATGATGTGCAAAAAGCTTGCGAAGAAAGCAAAAAAATTTGGGGGAGCGGATATCAGGCACATGAACAGGCTTGCGATCGAGGCGATATTCAGAGGTTTTTTAATAAATATCCATCGTTTAAGAATATTTTGCAAAAGGTAGTTAATTGCGACGCTGGTAGATACTATAAAACAGGCAGAGAAATAGAAGGGATGACGGTATTCAAGAAGTGGATGTCTGACGAGGAATTTTACAGAATGCCAGAATATCAGTGAGAGGATAATAAAAACATGGTTGATGAAAAAACATGGAAAGAATTTAAAGATAGTGGATTGTTGTGGTGGGTAAATATGATTATTCATACCTTTGGTTGGGCAATCGTATATGAAAGCGAAAATGGAACGTTAACAAGAGTTTATCCGGCACGGGTAAAATATCGTGGCTTTGATGAAAAATCAAACGACGAAGGATATGAAAAAGTTACTAGATACATGAAGGAAAATGCAGAAAATCTTTTGAAAGAAACAGGGGTAAGTAATCAACAGCAGATAAAAGGAATGTCTGGCAAAATTTTAAAGATAATTAATGAATTGAGCAAATTTGAGGATAGATTTGCAATGTGGGCAACGCAAAATACATTATTATTTTTAACAATGCTTTCATCAGGGTTTTTAAGTGGTGCTACAATTACTTTTTATTTATTTAAAAACTGGGTCAGATGATAACGTAAAGGATTAACAGATTAGAAATGGGATGTTGAATAGTGGATATAAAAGAAAAGGAAAAAATAAATCTAGAAGATCAAATAGCAGCATTAAGGGTAATCAAAAGAACGTGTGCAAACAGTCAAGCAGACCAAGGGTGCAGATGTTGTCCATATGGTATAGGTGATGGTATAGGTAGTGAATGTATATTTAAGACAGCATACTACCCGTCTTGTATTAATGTTATGGATATGCCAACAAAAGCATATGTGGAAGTAGGTGCTAAATAATGAATGATGGTCTTACTAGAAAAAATGGTAAGGCAGTATGTAATAGGTGCGGACAGATAGAACCAGAGTTAATCATTGATAGTTTTATCGACGAAGCGGGCGGGTATTATCGACAGGAATGCCGTTGTAAAAAATGTAACAATAGAATCATTTTTGTTGGAAATAGAAAGGATATTGAAAAACTGAGGATTTGATATTGATAACAGTACTAATACCTATGAGTTTGCCATGGATAAATGAATCTGATTGAAAAGGTGGGATAAGATTGGGATATATTATAAGCATCGTAAGCGGTGCATTCATAGGAATAATAGCAGCAGTGCTAATTATTGCGATAGATGCTGTGAAATAAAATAAACCAATATACTTTATGTCGAGCGACAGCAGAAGAGAGGTTGATCAAAACATGGCTAAAAAAAGAGGGCTTTGGTTCTGCCAAGATTGCCGCGTACCTATGAAATATAACGAACAAGATGATTTCTATAAATGTCCCAAATGTGGAATAGAGGTTTGGTATCCGATAGAATCAAAATCACAGGATGAAGTTGTACAGATGATGCAGGAAAAATACAAATCAAATCTACCACCTAAAGATTATTTGCCAGCTGGTGAAGCCGCAAAGGGCGGTGGTGGAAGCAGCAAGGGAAAGAAAAATTCAAGCACAATGAAGAAGTCTATATCACAAATTAATGCCAGCCTTGCTGGAGGTAGCGGATTATTTGAATCAAAATAATTTGACATTTTTTGACGAATCAGTTAAAATGAATTTAATTGGTCGTGACCCTAAATGTAAATTTACATAAATATCTAAGCCGTTGGCATTTGCTGACGGCTTTTTCTTATACAAAAAATTAAGCGTTGTCGATAATTCGACGACGCTTTTCTTTATGTGCGAAAGGGGTGCAGAACGATGATAGACCTTAGAAAGCACAAACGTGTGAAGCTAACAAGCAATGTCGCAAAATCTAAATTAAATTTAGAGATTCACGAAAGGGACAATTATACCTGCATTGTCCCGGAATGTGGTGGTTATGTATCAATTAACGAGAAATGGCATCATGAGCCATGCGGACCATATAAAGAAGATGTAATAGAAAAAGGATGCTTGCTATGTTATAAACATCATCAAGAACGGGATAATAAAAATAGTAAACAGATACGACAATGTTGCGAAAATTATCTAGAAGAACTCTATGCTGAAAGAAGATGGTAAGGTGGTTCATTGCAATAATGATAAATGCAGATTCAACAATGGAAACAAAGAATGTACACTTGAAGACGTTTGTTATGTAGATCGGTTATGCATTACATTTCGGAAAAGAGCGAAAGAAGATAATTATAAAGAAATGATGAAAGCCCCGTTTAATAGTGGGTGCTATAAAGGCAATGGAGGAAAACATATTGGGAAACATGGGAAGGTGATTAAATAGTGGCAGCTAGATTAATGCGACCATGCAATCAGCCAGGGTGTGGCCGACTGACGAATGATCCGTCGGGTTACTGTGAAAAGCACCGATTCGATAAACATAAGCAATATACAAAACAACGACGTGACAAAGTAGAACAATCTTTTTATCGTGGGCGAAAATGGACAGAGGAAAGCAAAGCATTTCGAGCAGTACATCCCATATGTCAGATATGCCATGATAAATCAACCAAGATAGCGCATCATGTGCCAGAACTACCAATACTTTTAGCACGTGGCGATGATCCGTATGATTGGCGTTTTCTACAAGGAGTATGTTATAGCTGCCACGAGAAAACGAAGAGATAACAGTGGGAATCTAGGCAAAAAGAAGTGATACAGCGAGGTTTTAAGGGGGTATACGGGTAAAATCCCTGCAGCCCTTATGTGCCGGAGAGCGTGCCCCAGCCCAGCTTGTAAAAAATTCGTTTTATGAAACTTTTGGAGAAACTAGGTGATTGGAGTGGGAAGAAATGCAAAACCTATCAGTTTATACTTAGCACAAAAAAACCCGAATCGGCTTACACAGTCTGAGATTGAGCGTCGAAAACAAAATGAAATAAAAATGGGAAACGCAAAATTAAAATGTCCAGTCTATGTAAAAAATAATGTAAATGCATATGCAAAATGGAAAGAAATAACGAAGATTTTTAAAGATATTGATTTCGTATCGTCGGGTGATTCGGGTTTACTTGGAAGATATTGTATGGCACATAGTGAATATATGACATTGCTTGATCAGAGACAAAAAATTGAACGATTTGAGATCGATTATTCAAACTTAGCAAATCATTTTGATGTAGAACTTTTAGAAGGACTCGACAGCTTTTTTAGATTTGATCCGGTCATGAAATTAGATAATGCCATCAACAAAAAAATGGATATGCTGATCAAAATGGAAGATCGTTTGTTCCTGAATCCGTTGTCGAAAGTAAAAAATGTGCCAAAGAAAGAACCTAAAAAAGAAGATCCACTCGATAAAAAAGGATTTGGTAACGTATGATTCGGGAGTGGCTAATTGATTACAGCAATGATGTGCTTTCAAACGAAGTTATTGCATGTGTCAAGCACAAACAAGCGTGTAGCCGATTTTTGAATGATGTAAAACGTGAAGGAACCGATGATTTTCCTTATATATTTGACGAAGAAAAAGCCATCCGATTTTTAAATTGGATGGGATTATTTAAGCATACAAAAGGGGTACTAGCAAAACAAAACATTGTGCCGGCTGATATCCAGGCATTTATCTTTTCTAATATTTACGGATGGGTGCATAAAGACTCTAACCTGCGCCGATTTCGCAAAGCCTATTGGCAGGTTGGCCGTAAAAATGCAAAGTCGCAATCTTTGGCATGTGTTGGTAGTTACGAGGAAATGGCATTGGGCGAAAATATGTCTGAGGTGTACGTTGGAGCTACGAAAACAGAGCAGTCAAAAATAGTTCTGAATGAAACGAAAGCGCAACTTAGAGCGTGTCCAGATCTAAAAGGAAAATACAACATTGCCTATGGCAAGATAGAGCATCCTAAAAGTGGGTCGTATATGGTCGCTCTATCCAAAGATGATGGTAAGACGGGCGATGGATTGAATGTTCAATGTGGAATTATTGACGAATACCATGCTCATAAGACTTCGGAAATTTACGATGTATTAGCATCAGGCATGGGAGCACGACTGCAACCGCTCATGATGATTATAACAACGGCAGGATTTGAACTAAATAATCCTTGCTATGCAATTGAATACAAATATGTCAGTAAAATTCTTGATCCAAATGATCCAATCGATAATGATGAATACTTTGTGATGATTAATGAATTGGATAAAAATGATGATATTAAAAATGAAAAAAACTGGTCGAAAGCAAACCCGATTCTTTGTTCATACGAAGGTGGGGTTATTTTTTTACGTGGTGAATTAAAAGCAGCACTTGGCGCACCTGAAAAAATGCGTAATTTCCTCACAAAAAATATGAATATATGGGTGGATCAGAAAGATAACGGTTATATGTCCATGGGAAAATGGGCGGATTGTAAAAAGGAATTACCAGATTTAAAAGGATGTTCGTGCTATGTTGGCGTGGATTTATCAGCAAAACTGGATTTAACATCAGTTTCTTTTGAATTTACGATAGATGATAAATATGTCATACTTTCACATAGTTTTATGCCAGAAGAGCGGCTGGTGGAAAAAAGAAATACAGATCGGGTACCTTACGATTTATGGGTAAACGAGGGATGGATTACGGTTATGCCTGGTGCTGTAATTGATTATCGATTTGTAGCTAAATACATGACCGACCAATTAAAACAAAATGATTGGATTGCATTAGAGATTTGCTTTGACCCGTGGTCAGCAACACAAATAGCAAATGATTTGACGGATGATGGCTACACCTGCATAGAAATTGTACAGGGTATGAAAACGCTATCTGAGCCAACAAAAGATTTTCGCGAGGCAGCATATAAAAAAAAGGTAATCCATGATGGCAATCCAGTTTTAGGATGGGCAATCAGTAATGCCATAACGCGAATGGATCACAATGAAAATATGATGCTCGATAAAGCGAAATCGACACAGCGAATTGATCCAATTGCTAGTGTAATCAATGCACATGTGCGAGCCATTGCACCAAAAGAAGAAGACGAGCCATCCATCTATGAAAGTCGTGGATTATTAAGCTATTAAGGAGGTGATAATACGAATATACGAAAATCAATAGCAAAATGGGCGATTCGCTCACTTAGTACAGGTATGGCAAACCCGGAAGAATGGTTGATTGATATGATTGGTGGTCCCAAAACGGCTACGGGGGTAAATGTAACAGAACAAAATGCACTAAAAAATACAGCGGTTTATGCCTGTGTAAGAATATTGGCAGAATCCTTGGCATCCGTGCCTCTTCCACTTTGCCGATATGAGGTAAAAGGAACATCAAAAGCGGTCGATCATCCATGGTACGACGTCTTAATGACCGTAGGAAATTCAGAAATGACAGCCTTTACGCTAAGAGAAACAATGCAGGCACATGTTGTTAGCTGGGGAAATGCATATGCATGGATTGAAAGAGACAAATATAATCAGCCTGTAGGTTTATGGCCGCTTCGACCAGATAGAACTTGGCCGGAGCGTGATCCAACAACAAAAGTTTTACAGTACAAAACAATTCTGACGGATGGGGGAACTTTAACAATTCCCAAAAGTGATATATTGCATATCCCAGGTCTGGGGTTTGATGGGTTAAAAGGTTATAGCCCAATTGGATTGTGTCGTGAATCAATTGGAATGGCAATGGCTTGTGAAGAATATGGCGCTCGATTCTTTTCGAATGGTGCAAGACCTATGGGCGTTTTAAAGCATCCTAAGACACTTTCTCCTGATGCGCAAAAACGTTTGCGTGATGGATTCGAAGAAAAATACACTGGATTGAGTAGAGCACATAGGCTGATGATTCTTGAAGAAGGGCTAGACTACCAATCAATAGGAATACCGCCTGAAGATGCACAGTTTTTAGAAACACGTAAATTCCAGATTGCAGAAATCGCCCGCATATTT